CAAAGACGGCTCTATCCTCATCAACCGCAACGACGGCCAAGACTTCTTCCTTGAAGCATTCGATGGTCTTGCTGGTTCTGGCCTAGGGCTTGTCCACAAGGAAGTCGATGCCCTTTCGGATCTCCCTGTGCGTGGACCTGATAGTTTCCGGGTTGCCGTGCGTGGGTCTACTGACGCTAACGAGGACGACTACTATCTCCGCTTTGAGACTAACGACGGTCAATCCTTTGGTGAAGGAGGCTGGGTAGAAGACGTAGGACCAGACCTCGACATCGCTCTAGACCCGGACACTCTGCCCCTTCAGCTTGTTAACACAGGCCCGAACACCTTTACAGTTAACACTACCGGATGGGCCAAGCGTGAGGCCGGTGACGACGAGACCAACCCATTTCCATCCTTTGTCGGCAAGAAGCTTAACAACTTTGTCTTCTTTAAGAACCGCCTAGGATTCATCTATGAGGACTCTGTGGTGCTTTCGGAAGCCGGGGAACTCTTTAACTTCTTTAGGACCACCGTAAGGACTCTGTTGGATACCGCTCCGATTGATGTTACATCTGCAACTGCTAACGTAACAAACCTCAGAAGCAGTGTAGCGTTCCAAGAGAACCTGTTGTTATTTGCCGACCGGGGACAGTTTGTTCTTAAGGGTGATCCCTTGACCAACGAAACCATCACTCTTGAGGCTGTCACCAACTATGATGTTAACACATCCGAAGATCCCCTTGCTGTTGGCTCTTATGTCTATTTCCCATTTAAGCGCGGTAACTTCCTCGGTATGCAAGAGTATTCTCTCAATGCCACCACGGACGTTTACGACTCGGATGATATTACCACACAAGTTCCAGGATATATCAACAACGGTAACATCCTTGTAACATCAGGGTCCACATCCACTGACCTCATTGCTCTTAGCTCAGGAGGCGACGCCATCTACGTCTACAAGTATTTCTTTAACGGACGGGAAAAGGTTGTTAGCTCATGGAGCAAGTTCAAGATGCCCTTCAATGTTCTCAGCCTAGAGTTCATCAATAGCTCCCTGTTTGTTGTTGGTGACAAAGATGGCGACACCTTGTTGACTGAGATGAAGTGTGAAGAGCTACGGCTTGAGGACAACACCCTTGGTGGCTTTACGATTCACCTCGACATGCTCAAGAAGAAGGACGACTTCGTCGGTGACCCCACATCCACCCCAGTGGACACCCTGATCGACCTCGGGTTCACTCCCGGTCCTGATGATGTTATTGAGGTGTATGACAGCCACGGCAACCGAGTAACTGTTAACTTCGTCAACGGCACCCAAGCAAGCATTCAGTCCTACAACCGGACGTGCTTTAGTGGTGTTCGATACAACCTAGAATACACCTTCAGTGAGCCAGTGTTCAAGCAAGGGAACCCACCAGTGTCCTCAGGCCTTGCACGTATGATACTTAGGAATGGCACCTTGTTCTTTACGGACGCTGTGGACTTCCAAGTTGAGGTAACACCTCTAGCTCGGGACAAGCGTATCTTTACCTACAGTCCTAACGTCATTAACATCACCTCTACGGACACCCTGCTTTCACAAGACGGTAAGTTGCGATTCTCGATCTTTACACAAGCTAAGGATTCGCTTATTAAGATTGTTAACTCAAGTGCATTTGCATCTAACTTCCAAGCCTGTGAATTCGAAGCCAACGTCCATACCCGTTCAACTAGAATATAATAACGTCTACCTTAGGTCAGCCCGTAAATCTGACTGTGAAGAGGTAGGCATCAACATGCGCCACATCGACAAGCTTGAATGTTTGTTAACCAGTGGGGCCACCCCAACACAAGCCCTAACCTTAGGGTTAAAGCAAGACTACCACACGTGGACCATATGCGCCAAAGACGACCACGCTCCCTTAGCTTGCTTTGGGATCGGTGAGCTTATCAAGGATAACACCAACTACATCTGGTTGTTATCGACCGATAGGTTGCTTCAAGTTGCGGGCTTTGAGTTTGCTAAAGCTAGTAAAGCTTGGCTTTCCTTTATTGTTAACCACTACAAACTACCATGTGTCAACCACGTCCACGTCCAAAACACCACAGCCGTTCGATGGCTTAAGTGGTGTGGTGCTGAGTTCTGCGTTGAGGACTCCACCGGCGACTTCCTTTCATTCCAAATCAATCCCTCTTTATCTAAATAACAATTATGTGTATTCCTCTCGCTATGGGTGCCGCTAGTGCTATAGCATCCTTTGCTGGGCAACAGGCTGCGGCAAGCGCCCAAGAACAAGCCCAAGCACAATCCTCTGCTGCTGAACAAGTTAGAGCGCAACGTGCTAATACGTCAATGCGACTGAGAGAAGCGCAGGAGGGGATTGCAAGGTCACAACGCCAAGAGGTCGCACAGATCAAAGGCATGGAGGCTAAGTCCAAAGCCAAGCTAGTAGCACTTACAGAGTCGGGAATAGCGGGTAGATCTCTTGATGTTATCTTACAGAAGCTTGGAGCAGAAGAGGCCCGTTATGGATTCTCAGAGGAAAGACAGAAGGAGATGTTACAACAACAGACCACCTTCGGTATGCAAGAAGAAGCGTTTAGATCCCGCATGAACCAGCTTAGAATCAACCAGCCGATACAACAAGCAAGCCTACTCAGTGCTGGACTCACTGGAATGCAGACAGGATTAGGAACCGCACAGGTGATGCAAGGGCTGTTTCCTAAGACACCTGATACCTCCTCCCTTCCACAAACCACACCAGTAACAGTTACACCTCCAATACCAACTAAAACCGCAGTTACGCCCAAGTCGTCTTTGAAACCTCCGACAGGTGATGGGGCGTTTAGAGGCACAGGCATGCTCCCTTCAGCTAACTTTTCCAACCGATAACATATGACTCAAAAAGACCTTATCGACGCCCTTGGTAATGAACGACGTCAGCCAATAGACCTTAACTTAGGACAGGTTCCCGTTTCTCCGACCATTGGACGCATGGGTAACTACAATGTAGTAGTGCCTGGTTACTCTCGTAGAAACGCTGCATCTGAACTGTCAACTGCGCTCTCACAACTACCACAGATTGCTGGCCAGTTCCGTAACATCCAAGAGCAAGCTGGGGTTGAAGAAGCCAACTCGTTAACAACCGAAGAAGTAATTAAACGTGTTAATGCGGGAGATATGGAAGCGAAAGGTTTCCTTGCTCAGTTTGGGAAAGATAAAGCATTTGCTGAACAGTTATATCAACGGACATATAATAGTGTTATTAAAGATTCGTTTATTAAAGTAGCGGGTGAACTTGATAACATGACTGCCGAAGAGATTTCTAACATCGGAAATGAAGAGCAGTTTAAAGAGATGGCAAGAAACAGGTTAGTCTCAGCTATTACGGAAGGCAATCCACAGTTATTGGAGAACATTAAGAAGAACCCCTATCAAGCCGTCATGCACAATAAAGCCATGGAGGGTGCGATTCCTAGTTTTGTAGAAGAAGCCAATGCCAAAGCGGTTGCACGTAAGTTAAAATTTACTGAGGAACAAGCCAAGCAGACCTTAAGTAACAACTTGTTTAGTAGAGCTGATGTAACCCTTCCAGAGTATGAGTGGGATGATAACAAAAGTTTTACGCAGAACACGGCGCTCGGGCTTCAACACGGTGTAAACCAACGTAAAGACTTAATAGATTACTACCAAGACAGTATTAACACTTTATCGGCTGAAGCAAGTTTGGATGATGTAGACGACATTGCACAGGAAAAGATAATTCAAGAGTTCTTCCGGTCTAAGGTAGACAGCCTCATAAGACAAGGAGACACAGAGCAAGCAAACGCGTTAAAAACCGCGATTGACGGAGGGGACTTAACTGTAAACGGACGAGCGTTCAAGCACACTAAAGAGGGGACGGATACACTGAGAATCGTTGATGCAGCTATTGAGAAATACGAGGATAAACTGGAAAGCGAAAACGAAAAGTATGACTTTGATCGATCTAAGATTGATGAGTTTTATGTTACTTTTATCGGAAATCCGTTAGCCCAGCTTACAAAAGGCAATCCTACTCCTGATCAGTATGAAACCTTTATAGATGATTTAATAGCATTAGACGCCGGTTTATATGCAAATCAAGACTTAAGCTTCACAGAAAAAAGACAACTTAGTAGTGATATTAGAGCGCAGATAAGCAAGATTGAACTTAGAAAAGAGAACCTTTCAGATAGCTCTGAATTCTATCTCAATAAACCTCTTGTTAATGATTTAGCTACGGAGTTTGGGTTATCGACAAATAACGAAATATACTATCCCACTGACTCTTCAAAAATAAGCAACATACGCAAGCGCTCCGAATCTTTAGGATTGGAAGCAATCTTCAATAGATTAGCCCCGACAGATGCGGACTTCAACGGAGATCCAATTACTGTCCCACATCAGTTACTTCCTAGTATTACAGACACAACATACATACAAGCTTTACAGAAAACATTAAGACCCATACTAGCGGCGTATGAGACCGAAGACGGAAAACAAAGTCTTCCTTTACTCGGCTCAAAGTTTGAAAGTGAAGCGATTGCATCCTACAGTCAGACCATACGAGAGAACTTTGAAAAGAACTACAATGAAATCTTTTCGAGACAGCTTAAGAGTATTGCCACACAAGCTGGAGTTAATGTTGATGAAGGGAGTGGAGATGTAGTGGATGATCCAATTACCTTGCAAGAAAACCTGGAGGGGATTAGCCCAGAAGAGAAACAATTTCGTAAACTTCAAAGGCTAAAAAGCGGAGGATTTGCATTAGATGAAAACGGAAAGATTCAATTTGAAGGGTCTACAGTGCCACCGTTACAGTATCGCAAGGGAGCCACATGGAGGGAACAGGGACGTGCAAAAGTAACCTCACACCGCACAATCGACACCGATGCAGCTTTTAAAACGGTAACCTCAAAAGAAGCTCTGGAAACATTTAAACAGAACGACAAGCTGGCTCGACAGAAGTTTGTAAAAGCTGTGGAAGTGTCTAAGTTTGGTTTCGGAAAAGGCTCAAAGGCTCGGATCAGCAGGCACCGTGCAATATCTCGAAAAGCAGATAAGATCTCAGCAAAGAGTTGGGAGATTAGTCAAAGTGAAATTTTTGGTCTTCCTATGGATATTCTTAGAAACCAAGGACTGGATGAATACAGTGATAATCTTAAAGAAAATGTCTTTGCAGAATCGAAACGACACTACTATTCGATTAACTACGACATGGGTAAATCTTTAAGCGGCCCTGATGCACCTAAAGAACGATTATTCAACTTTGAGGCCGTCCAGAAAGCAATTACAAACGACGATTATTCAGACCTTATAGAGATTGCGTCTATTTTTGGTCATGTCCCTAAAAACTCCACAAAGAAGAACCCAAAGGTTAAAAGCTTTCTTGAAGGACAGCTAGGTGTAATCAATAAATATGGTTTTGGTGATATACCGAAACTAGATAATAACAAATCCGAACTTAACGCACCGGATCAACCAGAACAAATTAAAGGACCAGTTACAGAAACGTCACGTCGATCTCTTAAGGGTAATGATAAGTCCGTAGAAGCTAAGATAACAGGCATACAAGGAGAAAGCGGCATTTCTGTCTACTCACCTCAAAAGGGGGGAGATAATGGAGGAGATAAAATGGAAGGTGGTTACCCGGCATCTAAACCCGGACCAGATGGGAAGTTTTTAGTGCGAACAGTTCAAGAGTATGCGGATGGTAAATACGACTACATAACACTCGCAGGGAATCCAGCTTTCTATAATAAAGAATATGTTATACCTGATCTTCCTTACGTAGACCCAAAGACTGGCGAGAAAAAGACATTCCATAACGTAAGGGCCATTGTCCACGACACTGGTGATCGTTTTAAAACAGCACCAGAATTCCGATTTGATATCCCTCTTGGGAAAGACTTAAAAAGGAAGCAAATGGAAGATTATGACCTTCTTCTTAAAACGGACGGAATATCATATATCGAGGCTGTTGAGCCTAGAGAGGGAGGTCCAGTAGACCAACCTGTAGAACAACCGGTGGATTCCAAATAGAATATATTTTAATTAAATAGAACAAGAATAACACATGAGTCTTTTTCCCTCCCGAACATTATTTTCACAGAGCCGCTTTTTGGCTCCGTCACCTGACCCACCTACAATGTTTTCTCAGGTTGATCCTGACTATGCACACCTCGACACCGCACGACAGAACCAAATTGAGCGAGAAGAAGAAGAGGAAGAATCAGGTTTTTTTGAAAATCTTGGTATGGGTGTATTATCTGGAATCGAAGGTTTTGGTCGCTCGGTTATCAGTTTAGCTGACTGGGCACTTGGTGATGCGCTTCCCGAAGAATGGGAGGAACGGACCTTTGAACGCCCCGACAGTATGGTTGGAAGTTTAGTTGAAGGAATCACACAGTTTGGACTTGGTTTAATTCCAGGTTTAGGAGTAGCCGGTATAGTGGGGAAAGGTGCTAAGTTACTTAACGCTTCTGATAAACTTGTTAAAACAGCTAAAACCATAACTACAGGTGTAAGCGCCGATTTCATTGCCTTTGACGCACATGAAGCTCGTCTCAGTGATTTCCTTGCATCCCATGATGTCACTCGCAACGCTGTAACACAATACCTCGCCTCCGATGAATCCGATAGCGAATTTGAAGGTAGAATGAAAAATGTTATTGAAGGAGGAGCCATCGGCGGTGTCGGAGCCGCCTTAATAAAAGGTGTTAAAGCTTTAAAGAAAGGAAAACGATTAAGACAAACTCCCGAATCTTTAGATGAATTCAACCGCGCCGCAGGAGAGTTACAAGAATCCCTTATTGAGAACGGCCTAGCAACGCGCGAGGGCTTAGAAATTGAAAAGAATCTCAATAACCTTCTTCCTAATGCTACGAGAAAAATTAGAACTGAACTCAGTAACGCCAAGACTAATCAAAAAGGAGGACGCCGAACGGAACTTGATCCAAACGACCCTCTTCCAAACCACCCTGATTGCTAATCAATACTTTATATTTTAAATGCCAGAAGAAACATCATCATCGTCATCTAATCCGTGTCTAGTCGGAGGCGCTCAAGCGTTGTATAGTAGTTCTCGTATTCTCAAACAATTAAGTGATACTGAGGATTTTGCAGACATCGACAAGCTAGTTAAAGAAACCGCAGGTGTTATGAAACAAGATACAGCCTTCGGTTCCGTTAAAGAGATGGAGGGGCAAATTGCCGAAGCGATTGCACGAACACAGCTTTATGGCGGCGATCCTAATGTCTATCTTACCATCCTTCGTTCCGCAGATCTTAACAGCCCCGAAGTTGTTGAAGTGTTCAGTGATCTCATGTTACGGCAACAAGTAACAATGCACGGGATGAACGCGGTGAAGAACAAAATGAAATCACTCTCTAAGCAGATATCCGACGGCGTGGACACAGGAATGAAGGAGATTGACATTGAAGACTTAGAGTTACAGTTGACGAGAACTAACGCACAGTTTCGTAACTACATGGCTTATAACTCTACGTTAGGAACCGGAGCCAGTAGGTTGTTATCTCAGAGGCGTTCTAGTAACATTATGAAAGCCTTTGATTCACTGACAACTAACCTTAACGATAAATACAAATCCGCGTTAGATGGGGAAGCATTCTTACAAGAAAATAAAATCACATCAAAGTTCCGCACAAAATTACAAGACAACTTAAATAAACTGGATGATGATATTAACATCAATCCCGATAGTGTTACGATTGAGGAGCTACAGACCCGGATTGCCGATGACGAGCAGCTTATTAACACACAATCTAAGGAGATTGATGAGCTAAAACAGAAACTTGACGCCCGTAAAGACGAGCTTAAAGACAGTAAAGTTAAGCCAACAGACGATCCCGCTTCAAATTCTCTTAATCTTCAAATTAAAGAAGGACAAGAAGAGATCGCAGACATCAAGGAATTAAAAGACCTAAGAGCCGAGTTGGAACGTCTACGAAAAAAAGGAGGGGACACAACCGGCACTACGAAACAAATAAAAGAAGCAACTGAGCGTCAAAAAACTAAGAGTCAGTCTAAGATTAAAGCGAGCGAGATACAGACTAAAAAGCAGTATGACCAATTTGTTAACCAAAGTCTTGGCTCTAAAAAAGCACGGACATTTGCTAAACGTCTTTACTTCGCTGCCCAAGATGGACAAGAAGACGCGGTCCTTCACATGGCTAGTAAAATGGCTGAGAAGACAGGGTTCACCAAAGCACTCGATGCGTCGCTTCAGTGGTTCATGGGCAACATACTGAGCGGGCCTCCATCTTATGTATTGAATGGACTATCTCCTATCTTAAGTCGGACGCTAATGAAACTGGAACGCGGAGTAGGAGCATTGGCCTCAGGCAACTCTGATCTCTTTAAGGCTACCATGAGTTTAGATTCCATGTTTGGCAGCGTCAACAAAGCGTGGTCAATGGGCGCTAAAGCTGTTAAAACTGACTCTGAATCTTTACTAGGAGGCTCCCGTGCTTTAGACCCCGAAAGTGCTGCACATGGATTAGGTGCGTTTCACTCAAGTAACTTTAACAGTAAGTTTATGTCATCCGAACCAATGGTGATGATAATGGACACGATGAACACGCTTACGAGACTTCCTTTCCGTCTTAACGGCGGCGCTGATGTTATTAACAAAACCTTTGCGGTGGATAACTACCTTAACACTCACTATCGTATGGAGGGGTTAGCGAAAAACTTAACCGGGGACGAACTCGGTGCATACATTGATAAAAATGTCCGCAAGATGTTTAATGAAGATGGGTCTTTGTTTTCCGAAGAACGAATGATGAAAGCATACGCAAAACGCGCTATGGATGAAGGGTTTGATGAAACTGACCCAACTGCTATTGGGCGTAAGCATGCTGAATTCATGGAAACAAAGTTAAACGAAATTGGAGGGGACTTAAATGAAATGGACATGTTAGCAAGACGAGCGGAGGACTTTGCACGTGAATCCACGTTTACCGGAGAATCCGGACCATTGACACGTCTCTTAAACTCCGCACGGGACCACATTCCATTAACAAAGTTTCTTATTCCTTTTGTTAACACTCCCATGCAGATCCTTCACTTTGGTTGGAGACGCACACTTCCTGGCATGTTAATTGAAGAGATTATGCCTCGGATTACGAAGGGGACTAAGAAATTTAAAGCAGAGTTTGAGGCTTTAGGTCCGATGGAACAAGCAGCCAGAAGAGGTCGAATTGCGACAGCCGTAGGAACCACAGGCGCTCTTGCTTACTACGCTAACAACAACCGAGATAGCATCACTGGTGGCGGCCCTAGAAACCCGGCTGAACGTAGAGCCCTTGAAGCCACAGGATGGCGGCCGTATTCATTTGTTACAACGGATGAGGAAGGTAATAAAACGTATGTTAGTTATCAACGCATCGATCCGTTTGCGACCATGATTGGAATTGTTGCGGACATTGCTGAGTTTGCTGAGATGAACCCAAGAAGTGAAGACGAGCTTTCAGAATCGATGAGTGCCTTGGCGTTTACAGTAGCTGAGAACATGACAGATAAATCCTTCCTTAGAGGACTCAATAACGTCCTTAACATCTTTGCGGACCCAGAGACTTACATCCCTAAAACCGTGCGAGATATTGGCGCAGGAATGGCCGTTCCTATGTTTATCGACAAAGTTAAAGGATATGAAGGCGAACAGATGATCAGAGAGAACCGAAGTCTTTCAGATGCGATTCTTCGTAAACTTCCTATAGCGGAAGAGCGTGTACCACCTAAACGGACTTTTCTAGGAGAAGCAGTTTACAAACAAAACCCCTTAGGATTAGTCGGTATTTTCAATCCAATCTATGTAGCTAGTCAAAAGAACGACATCGTAGATGATAAGATTCAAGATATGTTATACGGGTTTAGCATGCCTAGTGCAAACTACTTAAACCACGGTGATACGGATATGCGTAAGATTTATAACGACGAAGGAAGACAAGCCTATGATCGTTTCCTTGAATTAACATCTACCACAAAGATACAAGGTCGAGATATGAGAAATGCCTTAAAGGCACTCTTTAAATCAAGTGCTTATAAATCTGCTGAACAAAACTATAAAACAGCGTTTCAATCTGGCGCTCCGGGTCTTGAAGATCCACGCGTAAGACTAACAAAACGCGTTATTTCGCGATACCGTCGGATAGCCAAACGTGATGTTATTGCCGAATTCCCGGAACTACAACAAACCGTAAGGCAGATGAAGATCCAACGAAACCAACTTAACAACCCTATCCCAACCTTATAAAACACCATGCCTACCACAAGTGGACTATCCTTCTACCAGACCGACGCTACCACCTCTCAAGCCATTACCTATGGTTTTGATGTGTTAAGCGCGGGTGACATCACAGTTATCTCTGTTGCCTCAAACGACGATAAAACAGTGTTAACATTAGACACTGATTACACCTTAGACATTGATACTAAGACGGTTACATGCACAGAGTCAGCTTGGACTAGTCATCCACAGATATACCCGTCAAGCGACATAAGGATCTACCGGACCACCTCAATTCTTCCCTCGATTGATTTCAAGTCAGGTGCCGTCTTAAGCGAAGGAGATCTCGATAACGCCTATAAACAAGGTCTATTTGCCGCACAGGAGATGACCGAGGACGCCGCTTTAACAAGCGCGGGGGTCCAAGCAGTAACATCAGGTGTTATCGAAGCCGGGGCCGTTACGGGAAGTAAGATAGCAGCCGGTGCGGTGGATACACTTCAGCTCGCTGACGCATCCGTAGATAACACTAAGCTACAGCCCGGAGCTGTTAACCAGTTAAACCTACAAGCAAGCTCCATCAATACCGCAAGCCTAGCTCTAGGTGCCGTAACACACGATAGACTTGCAGCCGTTGCTGTTGAGACCGATAACATTAAAGATGCAAACGTAACACAAGCTAAGGTAGCCAAAGCCTCCATTGCAGACATGGAAGGACAAAGCAGCACCGATGGTGTCGTAACACCTGACGTTCTTAAACACAGTCCGTTCTCTCCAAGGTGCTATGGGACGGTAGCTTATAGCTCAGGTTCCGCAACCTTAGCTGCCGGTGCGTATAATGTGGCGTCAGCATCAGAATCAGGGGACCAAAGAACAATTACGTTCACAGCCGGTATGGACGATAATAATTATGTAGTGTTCGCTAACATGGAAACTAGCGGGGCTATGGGTGCTGATCACTCTGTAACAGTCATGGCTAAAACAACCGCCGGTTTTACGATAGAATCACAAGCTAACGTAGCATCGACTACTAGTATTAACTTCATCGTCTTCGGAAGCACCTTCGCGTAACACTGACTATGAACTCCTCAGTCAATACACCCTTAGTAGGTATCACCGGATTGATTGCAAATATAACACTCGAACAAGTTAACACCGCTGTGGCTATTGCAGTAGGACTCTCCACGTTGATCTATATGTTAATAAAGATCATAAACCTCTTAAAGAATAAACAAAAAGAATGAGCGACGAAAAACGAAGCATAAAGATGGAGGGGCTACAAGACCTTCTCATCGACACATTCATCGACCAAATAAAAAGCGGTGAAGCACCTCCTGCCTTGTTAAACGCTGCACGTCAGTTACTTAAGGACAATAACATCACATCTAGTATCACTATGGAGTCACCCTTGGAGGCACTTGTAAATTTACTTCCCTTCGAAGATCCGACTGATAAAGTTGTCAATGAATGAGTGACCTTCCACCACAGCTTAAGGACTTCCGTAACTTCCTTTGGATGACATGGAACCACCTTACGCTACCCGCACCCACCCCTATCCAATACGAGATAGCCGAGTGGATGCAAAACGGTCCACGACGAGGTGTTATCCAAGGGTTCCGAGGTGTCGGTAAGTCATGGATCTGTTCTGCCTTTGTTGTCCACCAACTCCTCCTAGATCCACA